CAAAGAATCATTGACTCTTCGGTCGCTGGCTCTCCAGAGCCTTCGCCACCTCTCCGTTCATGTCGTTTACGATCTTCACGCATCGCTGATGCTCCTTCATTGCGACCATTGGCGCTACGACCGCCGCGATCTTGTTGGCAAACTGAATGATGTCCAAATTGTCTGCGTAAATTGCGTCTGGCAGTTTTTCGTCGCAATAAAAATAAATTTGTTTGATGAGTTCTTCATTTAACATTTTTGACTTTCCAAAATTCCCAGTTGATGATAGATGATCGAGCAATTGATTTTTGAGACATTGATTGATAGGGATTGAGTTCCCCATCCAAAAACTCCTCAACAATCATTTGCTTTTTCAAAAATAGTTCGTGGCGCTCGGCCTGCAACGGCTCGTCAAACAACTTGCCATCGCTTGTTTTAAATGCCTGTATTTGTTCCATGATTACCTGTGGTCGTTTTTAAGTTGCCAGAAGGATAGCAGGTGCATGAACATGGCCCAGCCAGTTTCGACCTGCTCCAGCGGCCATTCCTTGACGACCACCAGCCCCGGCACATTGCGGCTCACAAACACGTTGGCGCATCGGGCGGTGGGCACCCCAAGGCCAACACGGTATGCGGCCAGTTGCATCAAGTGTTCGTCGTAAGCTCCAACCTTGTCTGGGTCGGTGAACTCTTTGGTTTTGATGTCAACCACAAAGCCTCCGTCCGCCTCAGAATAGAGATCGCATTTGCCCCCAAAGCCTGCCTCATGTGCAAACGCTCTCTCGCTGATCCATGTGCGTGGGCCAGACCAGTTTTCGATTGCTTTAATGCAAGCTGTGACCATTTCACCGTGCTTGCCTGTTGAATGACCTTCATAGTACCCTTGTATTGATGCGTGGATGTCTGTCCCAGCATCAGCCGCCGCCTTGCCCTGCTCTTTCGAGTCGGACATGATTCGATCTATGTAATCTTTTTCGGCTTCATCAGGCCGCTTGGGTAGCGTAAGAGCCGCCAGCAAGACCTGTTGCTGTAACCACGCAGTCAGGGCTGGTTTAGCCGCGACATTAAGAACGGTGGTCACTGATGGGACGAGGTTCATTGTACGGGCATCACGCAACGTAGTGTTGCGCTGTCCGCCTTTCTTGGCCTCGACCGTGTACATGGGCACACCATCGCGGGTGTACCAATGGTTTGACTCAGATGCTCGTGGTGCTGATGCTTGTAGCATTTTGCTTCTCCAATTTTTTCTTTGCGTGATACGCCCTTACTGCGGCACCTATTCTTGCTCGGCCCTCTGCGCTCATTGTTGATTGCTTTCGAGTCTTCTTTGGTTTGGCTTCTTTCTTGTGGCCTTCTAAGGTTTTAATTTTTGCTTTCAAGAAAATTATTTCAGTGTCCAGTTGGTGGACGGTTGCCGTCAAATCCATCATGCTTGAGATGAGTTTTAACTTTTCTACTTTCGATATAAACATTGCCGTTTTCCTTTACTTGGTTGCTTTGATGATCCGCTGAAGCCGTCCTGATCGGCCCTCTCGTTTTTCCCCTGTATCCACCACAAACCCTTTGCGGATCAGCGGTGCAAACCGTGGCTGGATGCTGTGTTCGCGGATGCTGGGCAGGGAAGCTATTACGTCATCCATGATGCACCCCTCTGGGTACTTCTTGATGGCTTCGTAGACCATTCCTTCCAGCCGCGCTGTATCCACTTTAGAACCAGCCGCATGACTGGTGCCTGCGTCCCTATTCCTGCTCTTGGCTGGGGAGCCAAACAACAGAGACAGCGCCCGCTTCTCGTTAAACAGATCGCCTTGCATCGCAAGCCCTCCATTCACGTTCGTGTCTACGCGAGTCAGACAAGACTGTACGCCCCGTTTGCTCGATAAAACCAGATCGCTCAAGCACTGGTAGGGCGCGAGAGCATTGATTGACTAGAAGACCCGTCCTACGCGCTATGCCATCTTTTCCAAGAGAGCCGTAATCACGCAGGCACTGGACAATAGTTTCATGGTGGGAAGTGTCTTTCATGTCTCTCCTTCATGGGGTTTTGATTCCTGTGCATACTTTTTTCGGCGCTTGTATTTGGGTTCATGGTCATCCAAATAAAAGCAAGTGTCGCCCTCAAATCGAACGGCTTCACCCCTGTATGTCCAAACCGATTTGGTTATGCCAATTCCTTTTTCTATAAAGTCAACGCCTTTTTTAGTCAGAACCCATTCACCGCCTGCGCGAGTCCCGTCTGCTTTGGTGGCTTTATTTACCAATCCCCAATATCGCAACTTTTGAAAGTTGTCCCATTGGTTTCTGGTCAATCCTAAATTTTTAAGGTTGACTGGCCCGCCAGCAAAGAAATGTAATCGGCCTAAACCGACTGCAAGAGCCTTGCTGAATGAATGTTTGTACTCAACAATTTTGGCTCCGCAACATTCACAGATGCGGAGCGGCTTGCGTTCATCTTCGGGGAAAAGCGCAATTTGGGTCATGGCTTAAAAAGGAATGTCGTCGTCCATGTCGTCGAACCCAGAGCCTTTCGCAGAAGCGTTTTGCTCTTTCTGGTAGCTCACGTTCTTGCGGGCTTGCCATTCGGGTGAGGCTTCAATCTTGGCCCGCAGGTTGTCGCTGAAGGTCTCGAACAACTCCATGTCTGGTGCCTCGATGTAGAAGGTGGCGCACTTGTTGTGCCCCTCTGGCAGGTTGGCCTTCATTGCTTTGGGCACCGAGTTGATGTTGGCAATGTTGGTGTATTCCTTGCCGTTGTTGCCCAGTTCTTTGGTGATGGCAATCATGGCCCAAGCGCCAAGCACGTTGTCAATCTGGAAGCCCTTGAGTTCCTCTGGTGTGAACGGTTTGCCACGCCAAGTCTGCAAGTCCTTACGCAGGGTTGCCTTCTCGGCCAGTGACAGGGTGAAGTTCTTGCTGATTGACATGGGTTCGCCCTTGGCCGTGACCAATGGTTTGCCTGCGTCATCTTCGCCATGCACCTCAAACTGCAACATGACTTTGGGCTGTTCGTTCACCTTGCCCTGCCATTCGCTCTTTTGTTTTCCAAGGTCAACGATGCGGTAGCACCGTGCCAAATACATCCCCGGTGGCACTGGGGTAAAGGTTCCGCCGCCACCACTCTCTCGCGCTATTAAAGCCATGATTCGCTCCTAGTTTCAGTTAATTTGGAAGGCCGCACTCGCTTCTTATGAGTCGCCAGTCTTCCTCGTTTGCAACGCCTGTCTCGGCCCGATCAAGGGCCTCCTCAAGCATCTGTTGCCTCTCCAGCATCATTTGGTTGATCTGGTCTTCGTCGCTCATTTCGTCCTCCTGATGTTGATGATGTTGGACTGTATCATGTTTAACTTGAACGTACAACCCCCTTGCAACATCTTTTTTTTGGTGTATGATCCGCTTAAACCAACACCGAAAGGCAACTATGACACTTGAAGAATTTTTCCGCAACAAACCACGGGGGGCCAAGGTCGAATTGGCGCGAAAGGTGGGCATCAGCAAGACTTGGATGAGCTTGCTCACCAGTGGCCGCTCGGTGCCCAGCCCAGAACTGGCCCACTCTCTGGAGCGGCACACAAACGGACAGGTACGCCGCGCAGATTTGCGGCCAGATTTATTTGGAAGGATAGTTTGATGCTCTGGTACAAATTCCACATCGGGGACTACATCACGCACACCACTTACCTTGGTGATGCCGAGGACTTGGCCTACCGCCGCTTGCTCGATTTGTACTACATGAGCGAGAAGCCAATCCCACTCGATACCCAATCGGTTGCCCGCAAAATTAGGCTTGATTTGGACATAACCGAATCGGTTTTGGGGGAGTTTTTTGAAAAGGATGTTGACGGGTATCACAACAGTCGTTGCGACATGGAAATCGCAAAATATCAACATCAAGTCGAAAATAATCGAACCCTTGGGAAGCGAGGCGGCAGGCCGAAGAAAACCGAATCGGTAACCGAAACGGAACCGAAAGTTAACCCTAAGAAGAATAAGAAAGAGAATAAGAATATATCGTCGGTGACACCGACAACATCACGATTCAACGACTTTTGGGCTGTGTGGCCTTCGTCAAAAAGAAAGGTGGCGCGTTCTGAGTGCGAGAAGAAGTGGGACAAGTATGACCTTGACATGGTTGCGGATCGCATCATTGCCAGCGTTGCGAAATTGAAGAAGACCGAGCAGTGGACAACAGGGTTTGATCCTGCGCCATTGACCTACATCAACCAGCGCCGCTGGGAAGACGATGCAGGCGAACAGCAATCTTCGCGGAGGGTGATATGACCAAAGAAGAGCGTTTGGAATTATTTGCAATTCAGTCTGAGTTGATCAACGAGCCATTCCGCAAAGTTGGAAAATACAAACAGGTTGATGAAGTTATCAAAAATCAAATTGTCCATTTTGCTAATTTGGTAATTGCTCACGAGCGTGAACAGTTTTGCCTACAACTTCGTCAATTCCATGATTCAATTTCATTGGCAAGCGTATCTGAAATTGTTTTGAGGGGTGAAGAATGACGCAAGATGAAACGATTGAATTTGAGCGCCTCAAAACAGCAAGGGATTCTCTGTTGTTGAAGGTTGCCAACTTGCGCGGGCGGTTGGAAACAATAGCCGCTGAAGAACGTGAGGCGTGTGCAAAGGTGTGTGAGGAACAGATGAAAGGCAAATCAATTTGGATAGAGGGCGCAAGAGCGTGTTCACTAGCCATCCGAGCAAGGGGACAAGCATGACCCCCGCCGAAAAGTTTGTACAGCGCCTTGGCAAGGTGAAGGGCCGCAACGGTTCTTGGACGGCTCAATGCCCAGCGCACGAGGACAAGTCACCATCGCTGTCTGTGCGCGAGACAGATGACGGTCGGGTGCTGGTGCATTGCTTTGGCGGTTGCGATGTGCAGTCGGTGCTGGGCGCGGTTGGCATGGACTTGACCGACCTATTCCCAGATCGGCCAGAGCGTTATGACGGCCACACAACCAAGCAGGTCAAGCCAGCGTTTTACGCCAGCGACCTCCTGCGTATTGCATCGTTCGAGTGTCTGGTCGTAATGATAGCGGCCTACGACATGAGGCGGGGTAAGAAGTTAAGCGAATCGGATATGGATCGGTTACAGGTAGCACAACAGCGAATTGAAGAGGTGGTTCAGTATGCAAACGTCTGAGATACAAGAGCGGGCCAAAGCCCTTGATGATGCGCGGCGCATTCGCATCGTCAAGCCTGATCAAGTGGACTTTGAGAAGTACCTTAAAGCCAACGACATCGGCCAGAAGATACGCGATGCCGAAGGATTCATTGAGGAGATGCGGCACGACCTAATGAACCCTGACACTCAGGTCGCGCATACCATGCCTTGGACAAAGACCCACGCAGGATTTCAGTTCCGTCCGGGCGAGGTAACGGTCTACGCAGGCGGCAACGGTGGTGGCAAGAGCATGATCACGGGCATGATTGCTTTGGGTCTTGTTAAGCAAGACCAGAAGGTGATGATCGCCTCATTCGAGATGAAGCCCAAGCGCACCTTGTACCGAATGCTTCGCCAGTTTGCTGGTGAGAATATTGACGCGCCGCGCTACGTCAACAAGGAGACATACATCAAAGGCTTGTTGGATCGGTTCCAGTTGTACAACTACAACAAGCTGTGGTTGTACGACCAGCAGGGGACGGTGACCAGCCAGCAGGTGATTGCTGTGGCCCGTTACAGTGCGTTGGAGTTGGGGTGCGGCCATATTTTTATCGACAGCCTGATGAAGTGCGTGGCTGGTGAAGACGACTACAACGCGCAGAAGTATTTTGTTGATGAGTTGACGGCGCTGGCGCGTGATCACAATGTCCACATTCACCTTGTGCATCACATACGCAAGCTGGCAAACGAGGAGGTAAAGCCAAGCAAGTCAGACCTCAAGGGTAGCGGCTCGATAAGTGATCAGGTGGACAACGTCCTGCTGGTGTGGCGCAACAAAAAGAAAGAACACGATGCACAGCTTGGCCCAGTTGACCCGATGATCCCTGATGCAATGATGATGTGCGAGAAGCAACGCAACGGTGAAGCAGAGGACTGGTATTCGTTCTGGTATCACAAGGACAGCCAGCAATTCATGGAGTACGACAACAGTGTGCCGATGTCGTTTGATGCAGGAGGGAGGTTTTGAATGCGACGCAAGAAGGACAAGGAGCAGATGAACATAGGCATCGCTGTCTCGTTCGTTGGGTCATTAAAAAAAGACTACAAGATCGTGACGGTGCTTACCGTTGGTTCAACGGCTACCGTGACCACTTGGGGCAATACAAAAAGGGATGGAACGAACTACATCCCAAATCGCGTCTTGAAGCAGATGTTCGAGAACAATGGACAAAAGGTAATCGAGGTAACGAAGGAGAATGGAAATGAACATATTTGAGCAGGGCAAAACCCTTTACACACAAAATGAATTTAATGAGGCACTTGGTGAAGCAAAAGCGGAGATCATGGCAATTGCAATTCAGACTACCAAGCAGGCGCTGGAGATCGAACGCAACGCCTGCGCTGACATTGCACTTGCGTGGAGCCAAGAGGAGTTGTCTGTGGCGATACGCAATCGAATGAGGGTTCAGAATGATTGAGATCACGTTGCCATTCCCGCCATCGGTCAATACCTACTGGCGCAACTTTGATGGCCGCATGATCATCAGCGCAAGAGGGCGCGAATACCGCGAGACTGTAGGCGACCAGATCGTCCTGCAAAAACAGATCAAACATTTCAAAGGGCCACTGCGTGTGGTCATTGAGGCGTGGAGGCCAGACAAGCGCCGCCGTGATCTGGACAACCTGCTGAAGGCCACGCTTGATGGTCTGGCTCATGCAGGGGTGTATGAAGACGACTCGCAGATCATGGACTTGCGAATCTATTGGGCACCAGACATTGGTGGAATGTTGAAAATTAAAATTGAGGAGATTGAATGAAACAAGAACCAGAACTGTTTGACATCATTGCGATGTTTGCTTTACACGCAATTTTGAGGACAGCAAAGAAGGATGCGTTGCCACATGAAGTTGCTCGTGCGGCTTACGATTTTGCAGAAGCAATGATGGAAGAAAGAGAGGAGCGTAATGGCTGAGTTGTGGAACATCATGTTGATCGTGTTTGCAATCACTGGAGGCTTGAGTTGGGTTTGCATAATTCTGGTGACACTTTTTTATTGGGCCTGTAGCAGGCCAGTCAAGGAGGAATAAATGTTTGAATCGTTTGGAGATTTCTTTTGGAAGTTCATGGCAATTTCTGGATTTATGTTTTGGATTTCTTTTTCAATTTTTGTTGTCTTGGTGATCAAGCGGCACCGCGCAAAAAGGAGAGGCTACTATGTCTGAAGACCGTGACCCGCACAAGGCGGTTGACTACATCTTGAAACACGCCGCTCTGTTTGCCAAGGCCAAGGCAGAGCGCACTTACATCGAGCAGTATCGCAAGAGCCTTAAAGCGATGCTGATGAAGAGAAGCATGGAGTCAGCTATCGGAGCGCAGGAAAGAGAAGCCTATGCACACCCCGAAATGTTTGAGTTACTTAAAGGATTACAGGCGGCTGTGGAAATCGAGGAAAAATTAAAGTGGGACATCACCGCCGCAGAACTTAGGGTGGAAATTTGGCGTACAGAGCAAGCAAACAACAGGGCAGAAGGAAAGGCAACAACATGAACGAAAATAAAACATTACAAATGCAATGGAATCTTAGGTCTGAAAAACAAAAAGTTTATTGGTTTGAGTCCGCATTTAATGAAGAAGAAATTCAAAAAATAAAAGATATTGGAGAAAAAATTCAATTTGAAGATGGAACTGTTTTTAACCAAATAGACCCAAAAAATGTTCGACTTAGTTCTGTTGCATGGATCAATGCAAATCCTGACAGCGAGTGGTTATTCAAAAAATTGGTTGATCTTGTGTTGCACGTTAACTCAATCAATTTTAATTTAAGTATTGTTGGAATTGAGGCGTTGCAATTTACCGTGTATGAATCATCCGTCAATGGTTTTTACGGAATACATACTGACGTTTTTCCTCAATCAATAAATTATTTAAATCGAAAGATCAGTTTTACTATTCAAATGAGCGATCCATCTGAATACGAAGGAGGGGAGTTGATCATCGAGCCATTGAATGAAGTCATCGAGTCCAAGAAGACCAAAGGTTCGATTACTTTTTTTGAGTCTACTGAGCGGCATCAGGTTAAGCCTGTCACAAAGGGTGTTCGGTACGCGCTTGTTGGTTGGGTAAGCGGCCCAGCCATAACATGATCAACACCTACCAAGGCACCGTAGTACACGCAACGGGCTGGGTGCTTGTGTTGCTTGACGGCTGGGCAATGCACACGCATTGGGTGGCCGCACTTGGTTTTATTCTTTTAATTTATTCAATGTGGAGTATTTGCATGGACACTGGAAAAGAAGGTGAGGCGCAGGGCTGGCGCAAGCGTCAGATCGTAAACGCGCAAGAGGGGAAGACTTGTCAGGTGTGCCGCCAGAACTCAGCAGAGGTGAAGGGCGCGAACAGCAGAGGCGCACCGCAGTGGAGATGCCAGACCTGCCACGACCTCAAGAACCGTGCAGGCTTCACGAAAGGTAAGCAATGACCGAGAAACTAAAAATTGTTTTTGCCGAAGGGTGTTTTGATGGTTTCGACGGCACAGAGGAAGAGTTGGCCGCGATGCTGGCTGACTTGCACCAGATGGTGGAGGACGGCACCCTGATGGACAACGCAACACCACTGCGGCCAGAAGAGGAAGAAGAGTTCGTCGAGATGATGCAACTAAGGATTCCGCGCCAATGACCACACTCAAAGAGAAAAAGCACATGAGCAAGGTGGCCGAACTGGGCTGTGCCGTGTGCAGGCGAATGGGTTACCAAGGCACCCCAGCAGAACTACACCATCCAAGGCGTTTAGCGGGGGGCTGGGGCCGTTCTAGCCACATGAGTGTCATACCGCTATGCCCAGAGCATCATCGCGGCTCTACGGGCCTCCACGGCCTTGGCACGAAGGGCTTTGAGAAGCACTACGGCTACGACGAGGCTGATCTGCTGAAAGAAACCATGTTGTTGCTTGGATACAACAATGAGTAGGTGTTTTCCCTATTTTTGCATTTATTTTCAAAAAAACGGTTTTGACGTTTAATTTGGCCTTAAACTAACAGCACTGACCAAGCAATCCCTGCAAGGCAGTACCAGCGAAGGAATAGCGAAATGAACAACGATCTCCAACTCAACAGCATCGACACACTCGGTTCACTCTTGGCCCAGATTGCTGACCTCACAAAGCAAGCTGACAAGATCAAAGACGGCATCAAAGAGTCTGCAAGCGCAGGCGGTGCCAAGGTTGTCGAGGGTGCGCTCTTCAAGGCCACATACATCGAGTCCAACCGTAGCGTGTTCGACAAGGACGCATTCATCAAAGAGTTCGGCGCAGATGCATACGCCAAGTTCACCAAGGTCTCGGCAGTGTTCTCTGTCAAGGTCACCAGCAAGTAAACCCAACGCCCCTTCGGGGGCATAACAGCGAAGGAAAGCGAAATGAAATATCAATACAACGATGGAGGCCGCAAGGCCGCAGGCTTCAAGGGCACAGCAGGCGACTGTGGCGCTCGTGCAATGGCAATCGCACTGAACCTTGACTACAAGGCTGTGTACAAAGAACTGGCCCAAGCCAACGCCGACAATGGCCGTGCAAAGTCTGCTCGTAACGGTGTGATGAAAGATGTCTACACCGAGGTGCTGAAGCGTTACGGTTTTGTGTGGATGAAGGCACCACAGTTTGCAGGACGCAAGGCGCGTTGCAGTGACCTCACGGGCGTGGTCATTGCCAAGCAGGCCCGTCACTTTGTGGCAGTGATTGACGGTGTGGCAAACGATGCGTGGGACTGCACTGAGCGCATGGTCTACGGGTACTGGGCCAAGCAATAAACCAACGGGGGCTACGGCCCCCAAACCAAAACGAAAGCGAGTCGGATATGAAGCATTCAGAAGTTCAATACATCACCCTTGGGTACAAGTACGAGCAGGCCCAGACATCGGAGGCTGGGCAGGCGGTCGCCAACGCCATCAGAACGCTCATGGAGGCCGAGGAGATCGACGACCGAGCCGAGGCCCGCTACTTGATCGAACGTGGCCGTCAGGAGGCACGAGCATGAGCGAGACCACCATGAGCGAATACATCAAAGGCTTTGACGCTGGCTACGGCTACGCGCTCAACGAAGTGGAGCAGTACATCAAGCGCCACGACTACGAGCCACGCATCACAGGCCCACTGCTGAACCTACTGGCCCACTTGAAGATGGAGGACAAGCCAAATGTACCTAGCGGAAATTGAAACTCGTGTGGCAGGCATTCCCTGCGTCATTGGTGTCGTTGACTACATCAGCGTGGCAGGCTCGTACAGCCAGAACGCTGACAGCGACTGGGACTACCACGGATACAGCGAGAGCGACTGGGTGGTGCTTGACAGCCGGGGCCGTCCTGCCCCGTGGCTGGAGCGCAAGCTCACTCCCGCTCTGGTGGATCGGGTAGAGCAGGAGATCAGGGAGCATTTTGCAGGCTAGGGAAAACACCTAGAGATATTTTTGTCAACCAATCGGGTAGGTGCCTCGTTTAATGTAGAATTACACTTAACAACAGCAATCCCGCAGTTGTCCAACAGAGAAGGAAAAGCGAAATGAACATCGGAACACAAACCAACAGCCTCGTAAACCACTTGTACAGCCGCATGACAATTGGCGCACCAGCACCAGAAGTCGGCATGGGCGCTACAAAGTTGTCATGGACTGACCGCCACGCCGCGACAGTGACAAAGGTGACTGAGTTGACCAGCAAAGTGTGGGCATACGAGATTCACATCATCGAAGACAAACCAACAGTTGTCTCTGGTAGCGTCCATGACGGTAGCGCCGTCTACACCTTCGAGCCAAACCCTTACGGTTACGTCGATATGTATCGCATGGAGCGTAAGACAGGCAAATGGGTTCGCGGTTACATCAACGGAGCGACAGGCAGATTCAAGCAACGCCGTAATGGTGGCTTGATCATTGGCAAGCGTGATCACCACTACGATCCACACTTCTGAAATCAACGGGGCTTCGGCCCCATCTAGCGAATCATTAACCAACCGAAAGCGAGTCGATTATGGAACAAGAAATTCAAACAACTATCCACACTGAAGACGGTGTGCGCGTATCAGTTGACCAGTGGGATGAGGGCGGTGCATGGCTGAGTCTGCAAGTGCGTGGTGGTAGCGCCTATGCGGCCATGACACGCAAGGAAGCAGAGCAACTGCTGGCTGGCCTGCAAGCCGTGTTGAATGCAGAGGTAACAGCATGACCAAAGAGGAAGCTCTTGACACGGTCAAGTTGTTGTCGGCGCTGGAGTCATGGGGGTTCACTGTCAAAGAGAATTTCCCCGATTATCTGCGCGACGATTTACATGAAGTTCAGCGGGTATTGACTCGCGTTATTTTAGGAGAAGAAAATGAACAAGCAGGAGATTGACGACATGATGAAAGACCTGCCAAGCCAACAATTGCCAGAAGAAACTGCACTGCAAAAGTTTCTTTTTGGTATAATGTTCATAGCGTTTTTGCTGTTCTGGATGTGGGTGCCAGACTTCACGTTGACTGAAGAGGAATGCCAGCATCAAGCCGCTCACACAATCACAAATGCTTTGTGTAGCGAAACGAAAGCGAAGTAAAACCGAATGGGTTTCTCGGCCCCAAAAGCCGAGAGCCATCATGCATGAACATCTGGACGCTGAAACGTAAGGCGGACTAACTCAGAAGCGGGAAGCCACAGTACACGCGGTCACTGTGGTAGCAAGACGGGGAAAAAGGTGTTCAGTCGTGTTGGTGTGGCGAAAGCCTGAGACCGTCAACCTGCGATAAAGTTCAAGGCAGGACACCGACAACCTACTGGCGAACCGAAAGCGAATCGAATACACTTGCGTCATTCATTCACCAACGGGGAATACGGGTTATGCCAGAAACCACCGCCAAAACGCGCCAGAAGGCCACTACAGCCGCCCAGAAGCCTAAAGCCAAGGGTAAGGTAGCCGCGCCCGCAAAAACACCCAAGAAGACACCACGCAGAGTATTCGACCAGAAGATAGCTGACATCATCTGCATAGGGCTGAGTGAGGGCATGAGCCTGCGTAAGATGCTCAAGGCAGATACACAAGGAGTGCTACCAGCGCAGTCTACGATTTACGAGTGGTTGTTGCGCCACCCCTCTTTTGCGGAGCAGTACACACGCGCACGGGAAGAGCAGGCCGACACGCTGGCTGATGAGATCATCGAGATCGCCGACGAACAGCCTGAGATCATTGTGGTGACCGACCGTGACGGGAAGGTGATCGACCACAAGTTGGACAGCGCCTTCCTGCTGTGGCAGAAGAACCGCATCGAGGCCCGCAAGTGGACGGCCATGAAACTCAAGCCCAAAAAGTACGGCGACCGTGTGGCGCTGGAAGGTGTTGAGGGTGGTGCCGCCATCAAGACTGAAGACGCTACGGCCAGCAAGTTCCTTGAAGTGATCCGCAACATGGAGATGACCAAACGTGTTGGCTGAACTGTTCGACGAACAGACAATGGCAGACTTCGATACTCTGTCAGAACATAACCGACTCGCTTTCATTGCTCATGCTAAGTGGATAGCGCAGGCGCACTCCTATCAGATACCGCCTGACCTGCACTCAGATTACCGAGTTTTCTTGATGCTTGCAGGCAGGGGTGCCGGAAAGACCCGTAGTGCCGCTGAAGCCTTGTGGTGGTGGGCATGGACGCACCCCGGCACGATGAGCGTGGTACTGGCCCCAACAAGCGGGGACTTGAAGTTCACCTGTTACGAAGGGCCGAGCGGACTGCTTGCCTGCATACCCGAAGAACTGGTGGTGGACTACAACAAGCAAGACCACATGATCAAGCTGTCCAACGGCTCCAAGATCAGGGGCGTGTCTGCTGACTCTTACGACCGCCTGCGTGGTATCAACTCCTCGTTCTGCTGGTGTGATGAGTTGGCCGCATTCAACTACCTTGGCCCGAACGAGGCGTGGGACAACATGATGCTGGGCCTGCGTATCAAGCCCGACCAGCAGGAACACAGCCAGCCCCGTGTGATCGTGACCACGACACCGCGCCCCAAGGACTTGATCCTCGATCTGGTGGGCCGTGAGGGTGACGATGTGGTGGTTGCCCGCGCCAGCACCTACGACAACGCAAAGAACCTTGACAAGGCGTTCCAGCGGCAGTTGGAGTCGTACAAGGGAAGCAAGCTGTACCAGCAGGAGGTGCTGGGCGAGATCATCGACCTCGAAGACGGCAAGGTGGTCAACCGCGATATGTTCAAGCTGTGGCCGCACGACAAGCCCTTCCCCAAGTTCGAGTACATCCTTCAGAGCTATGACTGCGCTTTCACGGACAAGGAGTACAACGACCCGTCCGCGATGACCACATGGGGCGTGTTCAAGCCGCTCGATGGCCCGATGTCCGTCCTGCTGATTGATTGCTGGGCCGAACACCTCACCTTCCCCAACCTCAAGCCCAAGGTGCTGAACGAGTGGCGCGTGTCCTACGGTGAAGGGCGCGATGCCAAGCGGCCAGACCTGATCCTCGTGGAGGACAAGGCGGCGGGCATCTCCCTGATCCAAGAACTGCGGCAGGCCCACCTGCCTGTCCGTGCCTACAACCCCGGCAGGGCTGACAAGATGCAGAGGCTCCAGATCACTGCGTCGATCTTCACCACTGGCCGTGTCTGGCTCCCTGAGTCGTCCGTCCGCAAGGGCTACGTCAAGGACTGGTGCGAAGGGTTCCTGTCGCAGTTGTGTTCGTTTCCCGACAGCACCCATGACGACTATGTCGATAGCACGACACAAGCGATTCGGTTATTGAAAGATATGGGGTGGCTCGACATCAATCCAGAACCAAGAGATAATGACGACGATGATTATCTGGAATACACACAGGTTAAACGGGTAAATCCGTACTCACAATAATGGCTGACTTCCGCAAACTCGGTAAAGGTGCAATAGGCGCATTGGGCAAGCTCAATGAGATCGCCAATGCCAAGCGAATGACAGGCGACCAAGCCGCCGCTGACGCTATAAGCAAGGCCGCTGAGTCAGCAGGTATGAATGCACCAGTGACGGCAAACAGGCCGCTGACCACAATGCAGGACTTCCATACATCGTTTGGTGATTCAGTTCGCAAGAGAGCAATGGATATGCAGGCGACGATGGATTCACTTGACTACAAGTACGATAAAGGCCATCGCGTATTTACGGAAGACAGCGCACGAAAGAACTGGCCCCCAATGACTGTGCTTGGCCGTGTGCTGGAAGGCAACAGGATAATGAGGGAAGACCCCACAGACTTTCTCAGCAAGAAGATTATTGACCCAGAGACTGGCAAGGCAATGCGTACACCGCATGAGGCTGGTTACAAAGTCCGCCTCGAACACGCTCCAGACAACTGGTCAGAATTTGTGATCCCTGAGTCGGCCATCAAAGGTTCAGTAAGCGAGGCTAGAGGCGGTTTTATCCGTAAGGCTGACGGTGGCAAGGTTGTCAAGGGCATTATGGGTGCCTTATCTAAGCTCAATGAAATGGCCCGTTCAAAACGTCTTGCGCCTCAATCGTTGCCCGTCAAAGAAACCCAAGAGAAGGCGTTGAAGCTGGCGCAAGAACGCGCCGCTTTACCCCCGTCCAAAGGCGGCTTGGGGTTACCTGCTGACAACACAGCACAGCAACGCGCAAAGGCTATGGGGTTTGACAAAGATGTGTACCACGGATCAAAGCAGGACTTTGATAAGTTTAAGGGCGACCAGCCTGTGTTTGCGGCAGAAGACCCAGACATCGCTGGCTTGTATGGGAATACCATATACCCGTTGAAGTTGCGTGGCGAGGAGTTAGAGATTTCCGATTTGGCAAATGGCAAGCATGGTAATGTTGCTGAAAACTTGGCAAAAGAATTAGGCGTTTACGACGAGGCCGATGCGTTTAAGAATAGCGATAATCGAGAGCGTGAATTGATCAATATGCTTGCAGGAAAAGGCATAGACAGATTGAAAATAGTTGACATGAGCGATATGGGCGGTGTGCAAACACAACACGCTGTGCCCGCTGGATCGGACAATATCCGCTCACGCTTTGCGGCGTTTGATCCTTTCCGTAAGGATGCCGCAATAGCCGCCGCAATGGGAGTATTGGCTCCTGACTTGCTGGCAAAAGAAACAGACGAACACAAAGCGAAAGGCGGGGTACTCCATATGGCTAAAGCAGGTAAAGTAGGAGCGGCGGCAGAGGGCATCGTTGGTGCCCTGACCAAGCTCAATGAAATTGCAAAGGCCCGCAAGGCCGCGACTGAAGTGGCTAATGTAGACCCAGCAGTGCAAGCCGTTGTGATGGCCGCTGACAGAGCCGCCGCTGGCCGCAAAGCCTCTGACGTAGCCAAGGCAACTTCTCCAATGAAGATGTCTGAGGCGCTAGGCAACATGAACCTTGAGGGTAAGGGCAAGCTCAAGATCACGCAGGCTGACCGCACCCGTGTGGGTGGCGGCAACATCGGTGGCCCAATGTTCTCTGGCCTCCAGCAAGTTGATCCAATCTATGACCAAGCCGCTTGGGGTGTTGGCAAGAAGTCCACGGCCAGCGCCATGATCAATGACTCCGATCCAAATACCCTGTGGTCAACAGTGCTTGGCTCTGCTGATCAATTGAAGTCAAACCCTATTGTGTTCAACAAGCTACGCAAGGGGTTTACCGATTCAATGAAGCAGGGCAACTTGTCTCCTGAGTTGGAGGCCAAGATCAATCACAACCTTGCTCTGACGTTTGGCGAAGGCGCTGACATCCGCGACCCCAAAATTTGGAACATGGCAAACACCTACGAGAAGCGTGGTGCATTGGCTGACCTAATGCTTGGTCAAGGAATTGCCCCCGGCAAAGGTGGCGTGGCTTTAGGTGGCGAGAAGAGCGGCAAAGGCGTGATCTTCCAACCCTCCGAGATTCTCAAGCGTGAGACCGAGCCAATGCTATTGCACCCAGAGCATGGTGGCGATGTGCCAACCTTTGCGGTAGGCCCACGCCTGTTCAATTTATCTGGCGAAACAATGACGCGCCCTGATCTGCACCCCGGCTACCCTGTTATTTTGAAGGGTGAAGACATGGGCGTTGTGTTTGAGCCAGTGGCTGGTAAAGAAGCAATGCCTGAGTTTGTGAAGCAGTACAAGAACGTCAAGGGGCGTGAGCCTACTGGCTATTTCGATTGGACAAAAGGGTTGGTCGGAGAGGGTGCGCCAACTCAGCCAATCACCGAAGAGTATTTGACCTATCTGCAAAAACTGGGCAAGAAAGATGGTGGCGCTATGCAAAAGCCAAACTGGCACGTTGCCGTTGAAAAGCACATGAAAGACGGCGGCTACACAATGGTCAACGAGAAGCACATCCCCAAGGTGCGCTCTCTTAAGCACTTGGCAAAGGGTGGGGAGACCGAAGGTGGCTTTGCCTCTCCCAAAGAGTTGTATGCGGCACTGCCAGAGTTTTACGACAAAGTCCTCAAGCCAGAGGTGGATAGCTATAAGAAGCCACGCGCCGTTACTGACCTGCTAAACCGTGGCGTGGTGGCAAACAATCCAATCAGCGCAGTTGTTGATATGACTAACTTGGGGCTGTTTGGTATTGATGCACTTACGGGAGGGACTCGGTTTCCGACTCGGTTTGCGAGTGAAAAGCCATTTGGTGGATCAGAACACATCAAAGACCTGATGAAAGAGTACGGCATGACCACTGATGAGGAGCGCCCTGTTGCTGAGACAGTGCTTGGGTTTTTGTCCCCCGGCTCACTGGCTGGCAGTACGGCCAAAGGCGCAAACGCAATCAAGAAAGCTGGCACAGCAATGAAAGACATGGCTACGTCTAAGAAGGCTCGTGGCGGCTTAACCTTAATGAGATAACTATGGCAACCCAATACCCAAACGATCCAAACGCTGACCGCTTCATTGACGGTCTGAAGATGCAAGGTGACGGCAGTGCTGTGGCTGATCTGCCCGACGAGGAGCTTGACGTTGAGGAGCTTGATGATGGCTCGGCCATCGCCAGCATGGGGCCGTTTGAAGGCCCAGAGGAAGACGAAGACTTCTACTCCAACCTCGCGGAGACTATCAACTTGTACGATCTTGAGAAGATCGGTATGCGTTACCTCGACCTAATCGAGAAGGACAAGGAAGCCCGCGAGAAGCGCGACAAGCAGTACGAGGAAGGTCTCAAGCGCACTGGCTTGGGCGATGATGCCCCCGGTGGTGCAAACTTCTTTGGTGCCAGCAAAGTCGTCCACCCCATCATGGCCGAAGCCTGCGTGGACTTTGCCGCTCGTGCCATCAAAGAAATGTTCCCGCCTGACGGCCCAGTCCGCACCAAGATACTTGGCGATGTGACAGAGACCAAGACGGACACCGCCGAGCGCAAGCGCGACTACATGAACTGGCAGTTGACCGAGCAGATCGAGGAATTTCGCGACGAGCAAGAGCAGTTGCTGACCCAGTTGCCGCTCGGTGGATCACAGTTTATGAAGCTGTGGTACGACGACACCAAGCGCCGACCTTGCGCTGAGTTTGTGCCCATCGACAACATTCTCCTGCCGTTTGCCGCTGTCAACTTCTACACCGCCCAGCGCGTGACGGAACAGCAGGACATCACTGGCTGGGAGATGCAACAGCGCATGGATCGCGGCCTGTACCGCGACATCAGCATCATCCGCGCCACTGCCGAGCCAGAAATGACCAAGGCTGAAAAGGCCAACGAAAAGATCGAAGGCAAGTCGTGGAGCGACAACGAAGACGGCCTGCGCCGAGTCTTTCACATCTACACTTGGCTGAACATTGACGACGACAAGATTACCAAGGGCGAGAGCGCCCCGTACATCCTGATGATCGACGAACTTGAGTCCAAGGTGCTGGGCCTCTACCGTAACTGGGAAGACGGCGACCAGACCATGACCAAGCTGGATCACTTGATTGAGTTCAAATTCATCCCTT